TCCCGATACAGGCAAAGTGTAACCCCAACATCATCATAGGCAAGAGGCTCGTCTATAATCTTTGTCGGATTGGTTGCATTCGGACCTATTACCACAACATCGTCTGGCATAATGACCTCAATCTCATCGGTATCTGCCACCGCACCCGTTAATGCAAGATGAGTCAGTGTATCTGCGATGTTAGAAACGATTTTAGCCGTCTCTCCGGCCCTTGCGCCAGTTAGGACACTAAGAGTACCACCTGCGAGTGCATTCACCGTCCAGACCGGGGATGGGACCGAGACGATTGTGAGTGTCGCCAGTTGTACGGGTCCACCTGAAAGGGTATCGTCTGCGATGTATTTGGTCGTGGTCGTGGGCCCGTCATATATCTTCAGATTCGAGTGCCGAACCTGTCTGCCCTTAATCGATGTAGTGAGTTTTATGAAATCCTCTTTTGAGATCGAGATTTCCAGACTGTCCGTTTTGGCGAGATTCATGTATTCTCTCTCTTGTCCGGCTGGGCTCGTTCTCTCGAGAGCTCTCTCAAATACCCGAGTGGCAACATGATCTGCAAGAACATTGGCATCACCCATCGCGTAGGTCAGCTCATTTCCAAATGATCCGGTTGTGGGAATCTGCTCAATGGACCCGTCGGGCTCTTCTTTCATCCATTCCTGGTGAGCCAGTTTTGGATCGAAAATAGTCCTGATTTCACCCTCGTCTTTGTTCTGGTTGAATTCGACATTCGTGACGAATCCCATCCCGGTCAGAGGTGCAATCATCCTTACGGTATCACCATCTGTCACAGCTCCGGTAAGAGCCGCATGAACAACAGTGTCAGCCGTATTACTGGCTATTAATACATATTCATTGATGCGTTCTCCATCGAGAACATGCATCGTCCAGCCTGCTAGGGCATTTACTGCCCATATTCCACCAGGAGGATTGAAATATGTAGTTGTCGCGATGTGGGTTGGTCCACCCATACCCGTATCATCTGCGGTATAAACCGTGCCAATATTGGGCTCTCCGCAAGTCACCTCTTCGACATATCCAAGCTCTCCTTCATATCCTGCATATCTACTTACACATGTTGCCATTATTCATCGCCTCGTTTTATCTTCTTTTTATCGTCAACAATTATGATATCTGAAGCGGTTTTTGTTTCCTGACCGCTACCTCTTTTTTCTATGACCATTATATATCACACCTTTGTATTTTAATATTTAAAGTACAAATTATAAATCCGAATAAGAAATCCTCATCAAATTCCAGAGTTGCATTTGTGAGAACAGCCTCCCAGGTCTTGAATACTGTTGGCTGTACTGCAAATAGACGATTATCCTGAATTGTCAACTTATCCAGCTGCTCAATAAATTCGTATCCAATCAGCATATCCGCCTGTGTGAAATCCTGGAATCCGAATTGTACAATCCATGTACCGTCCCATCCTTTCCGTTTCCCTATCGCTCTCCAGACCATATTCGTATCTGGCATGTAAATACTAACATGCGGGAATTGATGATCAGAATAATTTTCCTCGCCACCTGTAAACCAGTTCTCGGCGGGTATTCGGTCCCATGGTGTTTGTAGAACTCCCCCGGGCGGAGTGAATGTGTGTGCTTTCATCAATACCTCTAGACGATCGTTGATGGGCTTGATAATGATGCTCTCCCCGGCCCTGAGAACTTCTCTACTCACTAAGCGACCCCCTTCTTGATCATTAAATTGAGATGGAATATCGCGCCTTTTCGCAATTCTGACTTGTCCTTATTACTGAAAAACATGAATGGTCGGGCTGGAATCTTCATTGTAGTGGTGCTCTTTTTCAGGTGTATCCCATGAGCTGCGGCAAAGAACATTCGCATCCTCGGTGTAACACTTATCGTGCCACCTTCCTGCATAAGCTTTGCTGGTCGGTAATTCGTCCCGACAATCAGCCTAACTGGTGTCTCAACTGATTTTGATCCCGCCCCGCCCGTAACTGATCTGAGCAAAGTTCCGGTATTCATCAACGGTTTTCCGGTTGTCGATTTGCCCGGCCTCAACATTAGAGTCATGGGCGACAATTTTGCCCATTTCCCACCTACTCCACCACCCCTTTTGAATCTCTTACCTACAGACGCAAAAATTATTGATTTCGCGGTTGGCCAGAACTTTTGAAGAATACCTTTGTCCATGAGCTGTTTCAGTAGTTTAGAGAGTTTTTTCGGGCCCTTCTTGCCCATCGTAATACTCATTTCTATTGGCATATCGTTTCCTCTATTATGGGAACATCCCCTCTTCATCGGCATATATCGCTGCCCATTCTGCGGCTGTTAATACCCGACCATGTATTGTAAAACCTTGAATCTGAGCTTCCAGATAATTTGCATTTTTGGTGAATCTGGTACCAATGACCAAATCCTGGGCACACGTTTCGGGGTCTTCCATTCCTCCCACAGTCGTGGTTACCGCGACCGCTACACCGTTGCGATACATGGTTATAACTCCACCCACCCGACTGATTCCAAAATGGGTCCAGACTCCCCTATCCCATCCCACCGAGAAACTCCCGGTTCTTACTAATACCCCACCAGCATGATGATGCCGAATTGAAAGGTAATCAATTCCGCCGTTTAACTCCAGATATACTTCCCATCCCGAGACATCAATTTCGTATCTCCCAATTACGATTTCAGCACCACCATTATCAGCCCAGTTTATCCATCCACCTATACTGAAATCTCCTGCTATGAAATCGAGATCGAGAGAATCGGCATTTGGACATTCTAAGTATTCATTAACACCATTCAATCCGATAACACCAAGATTGGTTGCCAATTGCACCCATGTCGGGGTATTAATAAGATCAATTGGGTGATGGGGTCTGGCTTTATCGTGAGTAACTGCCCGGATCGCCTCTCTCATCGGGAGATCAAGTAATATTCCTTGTTTTATCGCCAATTTATCGTATAGTACCATGATCATCACTCCTCGACAAATACCTCATAAGGATAATTTCTCTGCACTCCAGCGGTTCGCTCCATCGTCAGTCGCACACCATATCTATTTTTGCTCAATTCAATCGGAATCAGTGCGGGTGCTTGTACTCCGACATAGTTCACCTCATCTTCTAAAATGAGATTGCCCCCCGGTGCGATTCTGTAATATTCACGGATTCTGATTGTCTCTCCAGCTTGTTGATTGGTAAAGTCGATCTTGATGGGTCCTGGTCGGAATATACCCGCTGGTGCATTGTTGATATATACATCTACTTCTGCTGCTTGGCTGGCGATTACACCACCCTGTTCACCAACTACCCCCACCGCATCAGTAACAGCCTTTACTGCAAGGATATTCAAGGCGGCCACGGTCACATTAGTAATTAGGGTCGTTATACTAATTATCAAATCTGCCAGATAATTCCTCGGTCCATTTCGTGTCAGGGTCACTCGTGTTCCCCCTTGGTATCGAGTCTTATCCGGTATCTAAACGCGGCCACAACCGGGTTATTCAAGCCCGTTGAGTCTACAACACATAACAGTTGGGGAGGTTCCTGCGAAGCATGACCAACTCGTTTGTAAACTGATTCGTACCAGGCATCAATCGGTGTCTGATCATCCCAAATCGGACGATCCACCAATAAATCAGCACCGTCAAATGTCGTACTGAAAAGGAGAAAATCCGGATCGGCGGTAAGTGCATTATAAATATTGAGTGTCATCGTGGGTGTATCTAATGCGTTTGCTTCGCCCTGCACCCTCCGCATCTGAACTCCGACCAAATGGCCGTATGAATCACACTCGATGGATACATTATCGCTTTCGTTCACATCACTGATATCTGGAACTTGCCCTATTTCTTGTCTCATTATTATCACTATCCGTCAATATTTTCAGTTGTTAAATAATAATCATCATAGTCTTCATCCATATCTGGCATAACAAAATCGTCCTCGTCATCTACCACAGTCCCTTCTATAACGGGCTCGTCTACAGTCATACCATTTATGGGCTGGATAATTGTATTTGTCAATGGACACAATAATTTCTTTTTGCCTTCTTTGATCTTTTCGAGATCCATCATCGAGTTCGAATACCATGTCTCAGCATTCGGCGCTTTGTTCTTTGAATGCCCAGAATACGATGCTACAAGCATATAGAACGCCGTGAGCCGCTTTGAGATGTTTTTGATGAGTATTGGCACGTTTACGAATGGAACGGTGTAGAAACCCGCTAACGCGCCGTTAATCTCGGCATCCACATCAAGGACCAAGGCATCAACATCCGCATCCGGCATAGCGGCAATAGAGATGCCTGTCAAACTCCTCGCCTCGGTCGCGGTACAGTATGCCATCTATATTTCACCCGTTCCTCGATTTTTCAGATTCAGCCAGTATGTATTTTCTGGATCTTTATTTTGTAGATATCCAATTATATTTTTTGTATTGGTCTTCGCACATACCGCCTCTTTTTTGACTTCTGCAATCTCTTTCTTTACCTCTTTCATCCCCTCTTCGTGTGCTTGTTTGACCTCTTTTAATTCTTGATCTTGCTCAACATTCTTTTTCTCCGCTTCGGAGAGTTTATATTTAAAAAGGGCAAAAGACCCCACACCCACTCCTCCACCACCAATTATTGCTGCAAGAATCGGTGCGAGAATTGAGATGAGATCAGCTGCCATATCCTCCACCCCTACAGGACGAGTTTCAAGACTCCACTTTTTATTGCCTTCTTGATGCCCACACTTAGCTTTTTCGGCAAAGGTTTTCTTTGTTTTGCGAGGATGTGAAAGTCAGCATCCGGATCGTGGAAATTGCTTCGTGGTGAGGTAACGTATTTGAATTTGAACTCGTGTTCAATTTCCGCCACTTCAGGTACGGGCTCGGGTTTGGGTTCTGGCTTGTGTGCAGCCATACTCTCCCTTAACCGCTTTTTCTCGTCCTGATCAACAACAGGCGCGCGACCCATCATCATGTCTTCTTCATCAACCTCTTCTTGAAGTTCTTCCAAATAACCATCCTCTTTTTCTTTCTCAAAGATGTCAATGTCATCGAAACTCGTCTTACTGTATTCCACTTCAACAACATCGTCTGCATCTTCAAGATTGAAGGTGGGTTCTGGTTCTTTCTCGGCCTCGGGTTCTTTCTCGGCCATTTTTGAAGCCTCTTCCCGGCGCTCGAGCTCTGGGCCACACTTTGACCTTTGGAGATGCAAATCAACATTAACATATGTCTTTCCACATACCTCGCAAGGTGTTCTCGGTTTCGGTTCTTTTGTCATATCGGTTTCCCCTTTTATTATACGCGAATGAAAGTAAAAAATAAAAAAAGTGAGTGGGAAAATCCCACTCACAGGTTGGTGTTGTTCAGTATCTGGCAAGCATTTGCCTGGATACCATGCGCCCTGAAGTATTTACGGATATAACCCAAGTCTACACCTGCGTCAGTATCGCGGAAATATTCGAGGCCAGTCGGTCTCTGAGACATGATTCCCCACGCTTCCGTATCTATCAACGCGAAATTATCGAAAGGAGTGAACATCTGGCGGTTCGACCCGTCCTCATTCACCTCAGTAATCTGCGGCACAACCATGTATGCTGACAGATTCAGATGGTCTTTCCAGAACTGCTCGAATGACAGTCCAGCACCTATACCTCGACCGATTTCAGCAAGACGCGTCTTTTGGGCACGAGACATCACTGCCATACCGGGCTCAAAGCCTGCATTCTCAAGACGACCAATCGCGCCATCTATCTGGGTTATGATTTGCGCGTCCGTACCAGCTGCTGGCGACCATTCCTGACCACCGGGGATCACCGTTATGGTGTTTGTCCCGGCTATCATCTCGTTGAGAATCTCGGAATCAATTGCACGAATCAATGCCCGGGCTGCGTCACCCGCATTGAATACGTCGTTGACATTCATCCTCGAGTTGATTTTGGCACGGTCTGTGATCGCTGTCTTCACTTCCCACTCATTCAGAGAGTAGGTCACACTGTCAATCATCAGCCTCTGGGCCCCGGTTGGGACACCCTCGGGTTTCAGCCTCGCAGTGAATTGTGAATAGTTGAATATCCGTGCCTCAGTCCCCTCTTCGGGTCCCAACGGATTATTCTTCAGCAATACTGTCGCCTTCGTCTTTATCCTCGCGATTTTCAGAATCTTCGCAAGGTGCTTTGCAAATGCGGTGTGAGTCCTTTTGTCCATCGCGAACGGATTCACGATGATCCCGTTGAAAAATTGCCTTCCATAAAGAGCCATATCATACACCTCCCAGTATCATCGGCATGATCGTAAGCGGTGCTGCGATCTCTGCCCTTGCCATTACCACCCCAACGATTTCCCGTTTTCTGTTGATATGGATCTCGAAAAGATCATTCTGCACAATTTCATTTGCAATCACATTACCACTCATAAGGTCGGTTGCATAATCGACACTGAGTTGCCCCGCAGCTTGCGCCACATCAGGATTCACGATCGCGAAATCGATGGTCTGGGTATCATTTCTTATCTGCAAAACCGATTCAGCAGATTCGGGAATTGGTATTGTGTCCGCGGCCTCATCACCGGCAGATGCAGCATAACCTGCAACTGCGGCCCCATCAACAACCCATAATCCCGCACCTCTCTCAGCAACTACTATTCCACCAGCACCACAAGTTACTCGATCCCCAGCAAGATACACACTCGCACCATCGTTAAGAGCGACCACTGGTCGATCTCTGATAATCCTGATAATCGATGCCGCTTCACCATCGGTGATTATCTGGGTGAACCCAGCGCACCGATAATAATCATTCTCTTCACAAGTCACAGCCTCTCCGGCAGCATTTAAATACACCGCCTGGCCGTCCACTACACCAGTCTCTCCGGCTGCAAGAACAGCCAATACATCATTATGTACTATTGACATTCATAACACCTCACTGTGGTTGCACCCTCAGTGCTGTAGCAGGCGCGATCGCACCCGTGGTCACTTTTCCAACCTTCTTGTGGGTCTCGGTGTACTGGATGTTGATGTTGTCCGCAGCAAACAGATCGGCTGCGTTGAAAGTGATCGTGTTATTTACCGGATTGAAAGTAACTATTCCTCCACCCGGTGCTGCAACATCGGAAATTACGAAATCGATTGCCAGCGTGTCATTCCTCACGGTCAATAAAGATCCAGTTCCGGCGGGCATAATCATATCCAAAGCGGCCGCCTCTCCGGCAGTCACAACCCGCACAAGCTCGGTCTCTTCCTGGTAATCTACAACTATCCCGGCCGCGCCGAGCTGGACCTCCTGGCCCGTGATATAGTTGTTTACACCGTCTCCGATCGCAACCCAAACCTCGGTATCATGCACCGCAACCCGGTCGCCCGCGTCACTGGTTGCATTTCCGTCCAGATTCTCCATGAATCCAGCGAATCTGTACCCGTCAAGAACTCCGCAGGTCACGAGGTCCCCGGCTGCATCCCAGTAAAGAGCCTGCCCTTCCGGAACAGCCGCTTCACCGACAGCCAATACTCCGATTTTTACATTGTTATGGACCGTCATCTCACATCCCTCCTGAAGTCTGGACATACATTTTGTTGTTTGCGTCCGGTGCTATTTCCACCACTGCCACCTTACCATTCTTCGGTACATAGGTGTAGTTGAGCTGATCGCCGTTTGTAATCTCTCCTGCGAAGAAATCCAAAACGATAGGATCGGCGTTTGAAACGGTCACCACTCCAGCATCCGGTGTCGCATCTTCATCACCCACGATGAAATCTATATTCAGATTCTCATTCCTCATGGATATGATGGATCCAACATGAGCCGGAAGTGTAATCTGGTTCGCGGCTGCTTCTGCGCCAGTAACCGGGTGTTCGAATCTCTTCTTGCCGATATAGGGTACAAGTGTACCGAGTGCGCCAGTCGTAAGAGGTCTTCCGCGCAAATATGTGGCAACACCGTCACCATATGCAGCTCGGACTCCATACCGGTCTACAACAATCGTGTCTCCATCGTCTGCAAGCCAGTTGTTCGCGTTGGTCGTAATACCGATTATCAAAGCCTGTCCGGCATATCTGTAATGATCGTTCACTCCGCACGTACCAAGTAATGCCGGTACAGCATCATCCCAGTACATCGCATCTCCTTCTTGAACACCCAATTCTCCAGCCCGGAGAACTCCGGATGTCCTTTTTGTTTGATCTGCTATCATTTAAATCCCTCTTAGGTTATACAAGGCCATCCGTCATCTTCCAGTTTGACATCAGGAACTGGATCCCCGTGCTCGTCTTTCTCACCCGCTTGGGTGCGGCCCTCTTCCTCAAAAATGCTTCCACTGAGTGCCTCATTCATCTCCTTCTCGGCCTTCATCTGTTCTTCCGAGTAAGATGTGTAGAGACTTATTGCGCTATCGCGCATGGCGGGCGTTTTGAGACCTTTCTCGATTATTTCATCTACATATATCTCAATACTCGCCTTTTTCTCAGCAACCACACGGACAGTTTCGGCCTCTGCCAATAACTTGACCTGCGCGACAGCATCTGTGACCTGACTCGTGAGACTTTCAGTTTGTGTTTTCAGAGTGTCCGTCTCTCCGGTCAGTTGATCGTTCTTTTCTTGCAGCGCCTTCCTATCAGTCTCGAGTTTTTCAGATTCTGCCTTGTGCTTCTCTTCCATTTCTTTCAGAGCTGCTTCGTGCTGAGCCTTCAATTCCTCGGCCTGCTTGGCGATTGCTGCTTTCATTTCTTCATCCATGATTTTCGCCTCTTTTTTGGTTTCCTCGTTTGATTTGATATTTTTCTCAGATTTGTCTGGCACAGCACTTTTATCTGCTGGATTCTGGACAATACCAAGATGGTCAAACTGACCGGTTTTTGTGACCCTGACTTTTTTGATTCTTTCTTGACCTTCTTCATTTTTGTAAATGTAAGTTTCGGTCTCCCAATCGTGTTTAAATCCTACTGAAAATTTAATCCTACTCGGGAACTCCCGTATCACTCTTTTCTGGTTTGCGTCCCATATACGAGATGTGAATTTCAGCTTCCCTCTTCCCTTCCCGGCAAGAAACGCATATTTATCCTTTTCACTCTTCTCGGGATATTTCCCACCATCTTCAAAACTCTGCTTGGTGATCTTCCCGTAAATATCTCTAGTCTTAACGGGTCCCCATGGCAAATCCGAGTGACAGTCGATGACCGGCACACCGACCAACGACTTGTCACCCTTCAAAAAATCACGGGGGAACCGATGATCATTGGAAATGTCAGTAGAAACGGCGGTGCCCATAATGACCAGATCGCCGGTGCCATCATCAGCATCCTTTATCTCAAATCCTTCAAAGCTCACGAGATCGGTATAAGTGCCTTTTGTATCCGTCATATACGCACCATGAATTGATTTTTATTTAATATCTTAAACATTTGAAAAAACACCGGCGGTGTTCTCTCAAATTGTATTACTTTAAATGATTCTTGGTTGTATATAAAATTTTCCTGAGACAAAAAGAAAATAAATAACAACCATTAACTACAAATGGACTTATCCATTACATAGTAAACCGGGTTTAAAACACACTTAATAAAATTAAGCAATTAAAAAAACTAAAAAAATTAAAAAACACACAGCAAAATCCTTAAATTTGTCTTAAAATTCATGTATTCGCAGGTAATAACGGGGTTCTAAAATCCATCCATGGGGTGAGTCTTCCGTCATAAGTCGCTTTATCCCAGTTCCATTCCATGACCGGCACAAGATACGATCTGCACATGTAGTGGTTCGGCGGATTGATTCTCTCAAGTAATGCATCTCCCCGCGCAATGAATTGGCCGTCCATACCCTCGCAGAATGGTGTTGTCCGCTCGTCCAGAATCGCGTTATATTCCATACCCTTAACCGCTGGACTCTCTTTCATAACCGACAATCTGCCCAAATTTGCGGCAGTTGCCGAGTTTGTTCTGGCTATTGTATCCAATCGATTTTGACTATATTTCGGAAACACTTCTTTGAGATGTTTTCGTATATCTCTTGGTGTTGACCCTTCCTGGATAGCCTGGATCATGGTCATCTTACCACGGTCAAGCAATTCTTTGTTGGTCACACCGGCAGATATGAATACCCTCGATTCTTGAAATTCAAGACCCTCTTCAAATAACAAATCCCACTCTTCATCCTGTTTTGTTTCTGGAAATCTTTTCGAGATATCTTTTTGATCTCTATTATGTGCCCGCGTCTCAGAATTAATCTGACTCAAAATTTCTTTCATAGAACGTTGCCCAGTTTTACGTAACGAATCCATTATACCGGCGGTGAGATCGGTGTCCCACTTTTTCGGGATGCTCAATTTTGAAATCTGTTTGATAGACTTGTTGCTATTTTTCAACAACAAATCCTTTATTCTGTTCCTACTTTTATTCAAATCACGATGAATTTTGTTTTCACCATATTCGAGGAGGTCAGACATCTGTAAATCGACAGAATTGAACTCCCGTTTCCTTGCCTTTCGATCTAAAAAAAAAAATCTTTGTCGTCTTTGTTACTATTTCGATTCGAACCCGTGCCAGACCCGGGGGGGTTCTCACCCGGTTCTCCCTCGTCACTGCCACCAGACCCACCGGAACTACCACCGCCAAGGTGTCCAGAACCGGCTGATTCAGGATTGAATGCCCGCTGTCGCGGCGGTGCCCCTATACGTTTGCGTATCCATTCCTCGTCTGGCTCTATAACTTGGGCCATAACCAATTTATAAATCACATCTGCGAATTTGCCCATCTCAACCTCATTCAGGTCTGGGATTACTAATTGTGGATACTCTTCCATTTCACCATAATTCCACACCACGAGTGCCTTTATGACCTTGCCCATATGATTAATTAGAGCAGTCTTACTGGCCCGCACAACCCAGTTGAAAACCAGCATATGGGTGTCACCGAGTGACCGTGCACCAACATCTTCCTGACCAAGTAACAATGTGGGTGTCATTAAAGCACGGAATATCATCATATCATGGTATCGGATCGCCCTTTCAAAATCCCCGGCCTTGCCCATATCCAGTGTTTCGATCTCATCATCAGTATGTATAACTAACGAGGATTTTGCATTGAGCTTCGAGAGATACTCTTTCATCCTCTTCATCCTACTGGGTTGTGTCTTACCCACCGGGATGGGTGTTGCTTTCCTCTCCAGATATAGGTCCCACATTTTCAGAAGAAACTCTTTAATGTACCAGTGTTTATAAGCCCGTTTCAACATGGGATTGCCGTAAAAGTTCGCTTCCCGCATGTCGAAGACCCACACCAGATATTTACTGATTCTTTTTAGATTGTGTCGTACTCCACCAGTGGTAAATTCTTGATATATTCTTCGGAGATTGCCGTAGTCGTCGGTACGGAATTTTATGCTATCGTGTGGAAGCACTTTTAGTTTTCTCAACATTATTTTCTTCTCGGTGGTATTGTAATAATAAACGGGTTCGGCAACACCAAAACCAAGAAGTGGGGTTAACAAAAATTGTTTCAGAAAATCTTCAAATGTGTAAGTTGTGGCATCCTCAGTTAGATCGGAAAAACATTTGGTTATGAATGTGATAATTTCATCTTTCATTTTATGCTTAAATTCATCCGAGAATGCAACCGACCACCCTTTTGCCA